GCATAAGCCGCTTTGAGGTAATTGCTCCCAATAATTCGTCGCAGCTTTGCCCGTAAAGAGCGCCGTCAATGTCGATTACTGGAATGCCAGCAGGTGCAAGGCGAGCAGCTACAGCAGAGCTAGTTCTTTTGCTAAATGCCACATATTCAACAGGATATTTTCTGGCATAAGGCGCAATGTCATTTGCCACAGCTTTATCGTCCAGCGAAATTGGATTGTGCCAAGTGTGCAGCAACTTAATGTTGAAAGTGTCGTCAGCATTCTTTTGAGCCGCTACCAAAGCGCCGTCTCGTCGATCTGGCGACAAGTCCAGACCAAACCACGTGACCTTTTCAACGTCAAGCTGTACCTCAGCACCGCCGCACTCATTCCATTCTTTCGCCGGTATCGCACCAGAAATTGTGTTGACCCAGCGACAAAGCACTTCGGTCTGTACGACGTCAGGCGGATCATTTAAGACCGCGCGGATATTGTCGGCATGAATTGTGTGACCCAAAGCAGGATTGCTGGCGACCCAGTTCTTTTCGTCAGTAATCTTGTCCGAATATGCAGACCATTCAAAATAGGCAATGTCGTCGTCAGATCCAGCCGCACTTGCTTGGCCTCGATCACGCAGCTGGTTCAAAATCAAGCTGTGTTGGTCGCCAGCATTTGAAAATGTCCAGAGCTGAGGATTTTTGGCAGCCATCATTGTGTAACGCATAGCAGACCAAGCCTCAGTATCTTTAAGTTGCCGCGTCTCGTCCATGTACACCGTCTCAGGCTTTGCGAAACCGCGAGCAGCTGCATTTGCTGCCTTGACCACGTAACGAGCGCCAGAATTTAGCTCGATCTCCTCAGACCCATGCGCCCAGCGAATTTTCTTAACATGCTTTGATAACGATTTGTTGCTCTCGATCAGATTAACAATGTGCCGGAATGTCTCAAGTGAGGTTGTCAGTACGTGAGCACTGCCCAGCTGCAAAGGTTCTTTCCACAAAAACATTCTGGCAAGAATGCTCATTTCCATAATTGTTGACTTGCCATTCTGGCGAGCTGCCACAATCACCACAACAGGGTGTTTCCAGCGCCCGTCAGGTTTGACTTTAAGAGCATGTTCGAACACAAACTTTTGCCAAGGCATAAGCTTTACGCCTATGGAGTCGGCAAAATCGACAACTTCTTGGCCTCTGGACGGCAAATCGTTAAGCGCAGAATGAATTCTAGGGCGATCTGAGCCTATTAGAAGCCCAGAGTCCAGACGAATTCCCTGCTCCGCCCTGATCGCCTCTGGAACGGCCTTTAGCGCCCTTGTGCGACCCTGTCCAGCCTTAGTCATGACTTGTGCTCTCTTGTTGCGGTGAAAACAGAAAAGGAAGAGTCAGAGGTGTTCTAGGCTGTCCAAAAAACTGACCTACCTTGTCATTTTTGCTGTAATTGCACCTTGTACAAGCTGCTAACAAGTTGTCAGGCTCATCAGTACCGCCTTTGCTTATTGGTATCACGTGATCCACTGTAGTTGCATTTTCTGCACCGCAATACTGGCAGCAATAGCCGTCACGTGTCAGTATCCGCTCTCGGATCTTGCGCCAAGCCCTAGTGTTTCCGCCTTTGGCTCTGTTACTTAATGCAGCCATTTAGTGATAACCATTCTTTAACCAGAAGCGCCAAGCGTTGCACATAGATCCGTACCGGTTCTCAATGTATCGCTTAGACCAATCGACCTGCTTGAAACCGTCAAGGTTCTTGTATTTAACGTTGCGCATTTGACCAATGCCGAAGTGACTACCGTTCTTTGCCTCAACTCGCCAATTACTTTCTTTTGTAATTAGCTTGTAAAAGCACTGATATTGCTTGTCATTTACTATTTTGCTATGTGCATATAGTTTGATTGCGTCTCGATAGTCCACGCCGTAGGCAGAACTGTGGCCTAATCCGGCGCTTGCGATTACTGATAAGAGCACCGTTTTTTTGATTTTCTTTTTAATGATTAAACTGAAAGAGTCATAATCATTCTGTCTCGAAGTCATAAAATCTCCTTCGACTTGTATGCTCCAGCGTACACCCATGAGTCAAGTACATGGCAACAATGTGCATAACTTGAACGGGGCTTGGGCGTGTTGTACACAGGTTATCCACAGGCCTTCTCGCAATCCTTTGAATGGTTCTTGATCGAGACTTGCAGGATTGTGACCGATACCAATGGCCTTGCTGTGTCAATATCAAAGACTTTGCCGCAATCGCATGTGTGTTTAATGATCGTTCTCATTCGTCTAACACCAAAGCCTCATCAACTAACTTGATACCAAATGACCCACAGCCCGAACATTGGCTGAACCACTCATGAAGCGATAATTCAGCGCCCTTAGATAGCAAGTGCAACCTGCGCCCGTCACCGTAAAGCTTTGCGCAGATCGAGCAATCAAATGTGAGTCGCCGCATAGCTGCTCCTTGCTAGATCGCCAATCGGATTGAGGCTGTCTTGGTTGACCCACCAGCTGTCTTGCTGGCTGTTTTTAAATTGCTTTTGCATAGCACTCTTGACCGGCAACCAGCCCACAATGTAAAGCTCTGGCGAGCGCCCTACGACAAGCACTGCAACATCATCAACGCGGTCGTATGGATAGATGATTAATGAGCCGTTTATGTAGCTAGTCCAGCGAACTTCTAAGCCTTTGCCAACGTCAGCCTTTATCTTGGCTTTGTTCTCATTTATGTCATAGTCAAGGCCAAAGTATCTGGCGACAACCATTTCAGCGCCAAGAGACTCTGCGTACTCTGTAACTCGTTCATGATTGTTTAACTTCGTATTGTACTGCTGGCCTCTGCCTAGTCCGTCTTGCGAAAAAACAACCTGAGAAGCTCGATTGTGGATTGCCCATTCCTCAGCTTCTGTTATTTTCATTTTGATAATCATGATTGACACGCCAGACAGATCCACAAAATGCCGTAATCATCACGACCACCTAGCTTGGGCGCAAAGTGTTGGCCTTTATCGCACCATTCGATTGCCGGTGGAATGACCTCATCTCGAAGCTCTGATCCGTCCTTTTCAACTTTGTATCGCTTGCCCGACTCCAGGTTAATGATCTCAAATTCGCCCATGATTACACCTGTGGCTTCCACTGGCCGTCTGAGGCCAATACAAACCAACGCGGCGAGCATTGCTTGGCCTTTGTCTTTTCAACGCACATATAGCCGCCCCAAGCCTTGCCAGCCTTATCGCCTGAGCGCCAGATCATGTGACCATGTGGGCAGATTGGCGCAGCTGCTACTTGTACGCCTCCCAGTTGTGATTTGATTTGCTCGATTGCAGAAGCTGCTGGCACTAAATCCTCACTGATTGAGGTAGCCCAGAGATCAACGTCCTGTGCACTTTCCTGAACCATTTGAACATCAATGTTTTCGGCCTGACGCATATTCTCCTGAGTTGGCCTTGTGTCTGTACCTAAGACCAGCCCTGCACAGCGTCCGATTGCAGAAGTCACAGTGTCCTCAACAAACCATTTTTTCATGTTGACGTTGTAAGTGGCTACATTGCCAAAAGCGTAGTCAATACCTGCTGGGTGCTCGTCCTCGTACTTTTTATAGATACGGCACTCAACCAAGATGTAACCTGACTTAATATCAACGTCCACAATCGAAGTGTGGATTTTGCCTTCTGGATAAGTAGCCCAGAAGCGTTTAATTCTTTCGGCAACGCCTTCGTAATTATCCAAGAAGCTCATGATTGCTCCTTGATTAGCTTGCCTAGCTTGATACCGGCGGCGCGGCCACGCATGTAGCCGTTGGCCTGCCCTGCGTTAACGCCTAGGCTGTAGAAAAGAACTGATATTGCTAAGACGGCTAGCATGATCCAGCCAATATCTATTGTCACTAACATAATTGCTCCCGTTCAGAGAGCTACTGTGCTTCGCTCCCTAATTAAAGAATGAAGCAATAGTCTGACAAGGTCAAGGATTAGGCGTAGTTTTGGGCGTGTCGCTGTCCTTTTTATCTTTTAAGCCGTTGGACGCTAGCACACCGCCAAGTGATCCAGTTAGGAAAATGGCTAGCGTCTTAAGCAAGTCAATAAAAGCCGCGTCATTGGGCGCTTGAGCTGAGACAGGCTGCGTGACAAATATCAGCGCGTAGGTAATTCCAAGAGTTACGATCAAGAACACGACCGACAAAGTCATGCCAATAAACAAAATTAACCGCGCCTTAATATCCTCAGGCGATAGGCGCTTTTGGTATCTAGGGCGATTTTGGCTGTGGCTTAATAATGTCTCCAAGTAAGTCCTCTGTGCAGACGCCTTGCGCTTCGCACCTTGGTCGCTTGCATTCATCATTCTCCCAATTCTCAAACTCTTGGCATGGATAACGCGTATAACCTTGATAACCGCAAGACGACAGCGCCAGCGATAGGCCAACCGCCAGCGCCGCCGCTTGCAGTTTTTGGGTCACTTGCGACCATAAACCTGATCGTTAGGATTTAACCAGCGCATAAGTACCGGCACAACAGCTGCAATACCAGCTGACAAAATAGCCTTTGGATCTGTCACACCTGCCATGTATACGGCAAGGCTTGCTGCAATAAATGATCGAGCATAACTGGCGAGCATTGGCTTCAATTCGTTCATCACTTTTTCTCCTTTTTGGCTGTCGCTTTCAACGACTCTACAAAAGGATATTCTCCAGCATATTCCGCGTATTTTGGCCTAGCAAAACCAACGATTTCTTTGCCTAAAAACCTTTGCTTTGTCATAACCATTCCGCCATTGCGCTGATCGCCATTGCCTGACGTGTTGCCTTCTACGCATAAGACGCTGACTTTGCCAACCTTGACCACAATTCCAATATGGCTTATGCGATCGACGTTGTCATGTGGAAAGTCCATGAAGCAAAGATCGCCAAGTGCAGGCATTGTGTGCCAGCGGCCTTGATCTTTCATTTTCTGCGCTCCAGCAGCTGTGCTGACCATGTTTGGAATTTTGACGCCAGCTTCATTTGCACACCAATTAACAAAAGAGCCGCACCAAGGCAAGCCGTTTGCGCCGGTATATTCGCCGTACTTGGTCAGGTTGTCGCCTTGCTCGATCGTGCCAACCTCTGCAAGTGCAGCTGCAATTAGAGCTGCGGCTGTGCCTTGCGGATAAGTCATGAAAGCAAAAGAGCCGCTTCGTCGGCTGTCATGCCAAGACGTGCAAGAAGTGCTGCCTTGGCAGCAATTTTGTCTTGCTTTTCTTGTTCTCTTGCTAAATCTCTAGCAGTATCCTCAGCTACTCTTGCCAAAAATTCTGTTTTCTTTGCGCCAGTAAGTTCTACAACGTCGCTTCCAACTTGTACCAATACTTTATCTGTTGTCATTTGATCTCCTATTTGTTGTAACCGTACAGTGAATAGCTGCCAGTAATAGTTCCCGAAGCAGGAAAAAAACTAAAACTATCGAAAGATGTTGTTGTATTGAATAAACCGCCACTTATCCATGTCTCTTGTGCAGTGCCGTCAATACGTCCTGAATAACTAGTCTTTACTGAGGCTTTCGGCTGCATAATATCTACATTTATGTAGTTTGGTGTAGCAGCGGTTAAGTAACTGAAATTAGCAAAAGAACCACTAGCCGCGCCAGCAGAGTCCTGAGTAGTAGTGTTTGCAAGTTGTCGAATTACGAAATAAGTGCTTGAATAATTTGAGGTTGAATTATCCGTACCTGCTGAACGCAAACGAGCGCCTAAATAGGCACTTGCGCTAGAAGTAGAAATGTTAATTATCAACTTGTAATTGTCATAAGTTGTTGTAAAACTGTCTGTCGCTAATGAAACGCTGCTGACCGCGCTGAAACTTGCTGTGCTGATAAGACTCAAACCAGTGTTGCCTGAGGGCGTTGCCCATTTCAAGCCAGTTGCTGTTGTTGAGTCAGCAGTTAACACTGTGTTATTTGCGCCAACCGCTAATCGGCTAACGGTGTCTGCTGCGGTTGCAGCAATTATGTCACCTTTTGCGTCAACAATGGTTTTTGCTATTGCAGCATTGGCATTTGTCAGCATTTGAGTATCGACAGCTTGACCAAAGACCTCAAAATCCGCCGGTAAGTCTGTGACCAAATCTGTTGGGCTTGGCATAACAAAGCCGTAATTGGTGGTTGGATTAGCCATTTATTTCCCTTTCAATCATGCAACGATTGTCGCATATTCCCATTCTAAAGTTGGCGACACGCTCGCCCACGTTTCAGCGATTGGCACGTCGCCCCATTGCATAGCTTGCAAAGAATAAGCCAGCGGAGACATGATTAAAGTGACAGCCAATTCGTTGTAACTGGCGCGGAATGTAAAGCCTTCGACAAAGCCTTGAAACCTGCCCCCAGCCATGTTGGTTGGCAGATTGTTAATTGCTACTGGTTGCCCCATAAAGACACCTAAAAGGCTATCTCGATCACCGTCGTCAAGCTCTGGATTTGTTAGCGCGTATGTTATCTGGTCAAAAATAGGAATTGGAATAGATCGCAAGGCAAGATAAAAGGCCGCTTGAGCCTCAGCGTCTGCTGTGTGTTTGATCGTTGTCGTAATGATCTGTGACAAATTGCCATAAATCGCAATCGAAGTTGGGTCAATATCGCTGACCTCGTTGCTGCTGTTTGTGTTGTATTTGATTGTTATGTCATTGCGGACGTCGCCAGCTCTGGTCTTGATTGTTATGCCTCGACCTAGCGCATGATTGGCTGTCAAATCGGTGTATCCGTTGGCAGCAAGATAAGTTGTCCGGTGAGTTGAGTCTGCGTATGAAATGAGGCCATTTGCGTCCTCGTAAATATAGCCAAGGCCAGAAGTCGCCAAAGCCGCAACAAGATCATAAATTACTATGGTTGATGATGAACGTTGTGCCAGCTCGTAATTGCCAGGTGTATCTATTTGCCCTAAGCCTATGTTGCCAGCTGCAGCCCAAGTTGTCGTCGGATCGTAGCTTGCCCAAGTTTCGGCTGCTGGTACTTCATTCCATTGAGCCAATAACAATTCTGACAAAATTGTCTGTATTTGATTGCCGTCAAAATCCTGAGTCAAGACTCCGTCTGTAAGCGCCTTTTGAAGCCTTGCCAAAGCGCCCAGCGCCGTAATTGTCACCTCTTGGGTGTACGCGGTCGAGCCGACCTCTGAGACGCTGACAGCAATGTCCACAATCGAGCCGCCAAATATAGGTTTATAGACGGCCGACGTATCCTGCACCTCAACCGACAAGCTGTCATTTATTTGATAGTCAATAGCAATTTGGTCAAAGACAATTAGCGTGATTGAGCAATAACCAGCTTGAGCCTGTTCATAGATATTTGTGCGGCCTGAAGTGATGTTTAGGCTGGCCAAAACTGAGTCAGTTACATCTACGCCAGCAATCTTGACTCGCCATACTGGCGCCCACTGTGTCAACCGCTTGCACCTAGCAGCGCGCCTGCGCCGCCTGTACCGCGAAAGAATGAGTCATTTAAAACATTGACGATTGTTCTAGCTGTGCCTTCTGCGTCGATCGCGCCATTTACTGTCACGTTAATTGGCGGCGCGCTGTTTGCCCCGTAAGTAAATGACGGATTTGCAGCTGTGTAGCCGTAATTAACTGGAGCGGCTGCCATTGCCGCACCGGCAACTGCTGCGGATACTCCGCCGCCTGACTTTGATGATCCTGTGCCGCCAGAGACGCTCGGCACGCTAATAGTTGGCACTTGAGAAGTTGAAGTCACACTAGGCACTGAAACCGTTGGCACGTTAATTGTTGGAGCTGTAATTTGTGAAACGTTAGGCAAGAACGGCACTGAGTTGTAAAGTCGAATAAGCGCGTTGATACCTGCAACAGCGCCAGAAATTAAATTATTAAGAGCACCGATTACTGCGCCAACTACATTTATCACTCCGCCAGCAATTTCTCCCACAACTTTAAATGCTCCGCCCAAGACATTGACAAGCACTGGCACAACGTATTTTTGAATAAAGTTGATGAATGTTGTGAATTCTTCTTTGTTGTCTGCGATTGCTTTTGTAATTGGTTTAAAGAAGTCTGCAAATTTGCCTAAGGCTGGCACAACTTTGTTGACAATAAACTCAACAAGCTGCTGAATTATCGGCAGCAAACGAGCACCGATTGACTCTTTTGCCTCGTCAAATGTGACTTTAAGGATTTGAAGTCGTCCAGCAAATGTCTTTGAGTTTTCGGCTGCTGCTCCGCCAAATAAATCTGACAGCTTGCCCTGGACTTCTGTGAATGACATAGCCTTCAACTCTGCAGCCGATAGGCCAATGCCTAGCTTGCCAAGAGCTGCTGTGTTGCCGTCGTAGGCTTTGCCTAAGCTGTTGGCTACTGAGTCAAGCCCCTTGCCCGTCGCTTGTGAAATATCTAAGGCAAGACTTAAAAGATCCTGCGCCTTTGTGACGTCACCGGTCGATAAAGCAAGGCGAGACAAAGCTGGACGCAACTTGTCGTCTGCAACGCCTGTGGCCAATGATGTTTTAAGGATCTGCTTTTCAACAGAGGCGATCATGTCATTTGTTGCGCCTGTTGCATTCTTTAAAGATGTGGCAAGTCTGATTTGTGCAGCTTCGTCCTCGATCGCGGCCTTTACTCCGTCAACTGCAAGCTTTACGGCGTAAGCTCCAGCAGCTGCGCCAGCTGCGGCAAAAGCCAATCCAGCCTTTTTGCTGAACTCTCCAAGCTTGCTGCTTGAACCTTCTACGTCATTATTGGCACTGTTTAAAGATTTTTTAAGCTGGTCAACGTCAGCAAGTATCGACAGCTTAAGCGTTCTACTTTGCGCAACCATTTAAAACTCCTTGAGGATCTTGTCAAAAGCATTTTCCCACTTAGCAATGATTTCGGGCTGAATGGCGCGCAATGTCGGATAAATAAACCAGCCGTTAGATCCTCGACCTTTTGGCCCAGATCCTGACCAAATCGGAAATTGCTTGAACTTGTTAGATCCAAATTCATTGCCGCCCCAAAGCTCTTTTGTTGTACCGCCGCCGGAAAACTTTTGACCGGCAAAGCCAAAAGACAGCTCTCCAACCTTGGACGACTTTGAAACTTTTGAGCCGCGAGCAATTCTTTCTGCTGCTCGACCTCGACCAGTAGCTGTGCCGATAATTTTGTCTTGAGCAAACTCTGCCAAAGAACCAGAGACAGCTTTGGCTTGAGTCGTAGCTTCTTCGTCCATAGCTTTAAAAGCGCCTAATACGCGGCGCAGATCCGCCTTGTCGTAAGCAATCTCAACGCTGTCGGTCATTTTGCTGCTTCTCCAATATCTCCAGTGCTGTGTAAATCTGCTCCGCCGTCTGCCATTCGCTCATAGGAATTCCAGTTGCCAAAGCTAGATCAACCAGAATGCGATTTACGCTTCCGGCGGCGTAGCTTTTGGGA